CTATCCTGCTCACATTGTTGCTTGTTATGCTCTCCGCGATAAATTGGGAAAACGTTTTATCGGTATTCGAAATGCCGAGTCCGGAAGAAATCAAGATATTGATGAATTCTTGCGGAGAAATGCCGAGTGTAATTCACTCAATGACAGACCAAGGTTATTGCAATCTTTGGTCGATCTCTCATATTTTGGGGAGATAATGTCAGAAATCGCGTTAGCGATTGGCAAGCTCGATGATGCACATCCGATAACTAATAAGTCGTTATTTGATGGTCTAAAAGTGGGGCCCGGCTTTAACGCCGGTCTGGGTACTTCCCCAGGTTCTATTGTTACTAGGCTTTTCAGCGAGTCTATTACATGTTCCTCACCTGCGGTATGGGATGTTTATTCTAAACTTCTCACGCAGCACCCTGTATGGATTGACGCGGAAGAAAAACGTGATCGTCTCTATGGGCATACAACCGATACACCAGCTGAAATCACCGATGTACCTAAGTCGATTGACGAGAGACGTATTATTGTCAAACAACCGTCTGGCAATCTTGCCCTTGAATTGGCCAGTTGTCCTAACCTTGAAAAAGGATTAGGCGACTGGGGGATTAGTTTATCCAAACAACAAGAAAGGAACAAGAGGCTTGCTCTGATAGGGTCTACTGGTCTGAAATCTTTTAGTACCTCCAAAGGTATTAGAAGTCTACATTTTTGTACTATAGACTCGAAAAAGGCCAGTGATTGGCCTAGTAATATAACTCGAAAATTTCTGTCACAAACGAATACGTACCTCCCGTTTTGGGAAACAGTTCGATGTGACAGAATGACGTATAAAGAGAATTACGTAAGACGCGGAAAACAAAAGACGCGAATTCGTGAAGTAACTAAATATGTTTCGAGCGCCATGGGAAATGGAATTACATTCCCGTTTATGACAATGTTCTTTACCGCGCTAGTTAAAGTCCTCTATAGTAGAGCAGACCTTCCGTTAAGTTTTCAGGACCCATTGGATGGGGAATGGAAACCAACGTATGGTGTGTTCGGGGATGATATAATTTGTGATAAGTCTGTTGTGCGCGTACTCTATGATTTTCTTGAGTACTACCACTTCACGGTAAACCATAAAAAGAGCTTCACAGAACATGAATTCTTTAGGGAATCATGTGGTGGAGATTTTTACGATGGAAAGTTGATCCGCCCGGTGTCTCCGCAATATTTGGAGACAAAGCATGATGTTTACTCGGTTCGGAACTCCCTTAATGAGTGGGCAATTTACCACGGAGTTAAGTTGGAGTCTTCGTTGAAGTATCTGGAGTTAATCCTCCTTTTTGGCTTTAATGAAGAACCGAAGGTGGTCCCCTATTCAGTGGATCCTTCGTGTGGGTTACAACAGATGTACGCTAAACCAAGTCGTAAGGCGAAGAGAGAACTAATGAAGAAAGGTTCGTATAGTGGTTCTAGATATGATGGAAATCATGCCTATTACGCCTATATCCCGATTGCTAACACTAGGTCGGTCTTTTTGGACGAAGTACAGGTCGCTCCTTATCAAAACATTCGATGGTCGGAAGACTATCTTGTTTTGAAGCGTCTTGGTTTAGAAGAGTTATATAGCGGTTCTCCTTATGTTTTCTGTACTGGGGTCGATCGTTATGTGAATCATCCTGTATTCTTACGTAGTCTTACTCCTAACGCATATTTACAACTTGTGTTGGGCGGTTACGTAAAGAACGGTGGATACGCGGTGCGCAGTGAAGCGCCTGAGTATGAAACAACAGTTATATGGGCGGTAAACCCTTTATCTGATAACCTCCATCTTGATTTTAGGTGGTGTGCATCACGGTCTTCCGCAAATGCACGCGAAAAAATCTGGC